ACACAATTAGGTCCTATGGACACAGGTGATCTGTATGATAAGATATGGACAGATATAAGACAAGAAGATTTAGAAAAGCCACCATCTATGTGGGTGCCAGAAGACACTAAATGGCGATTTGAATGGGAAGGCGAACCATGGACACCACAATTACCTAAACCAAAGAAAGGAAGACCAGTAGTATTGAGAGCGAAACATATTGATGATTTGAATGATTGAATTTGATTATAAATTAGATTATAAAAAACTGAACTTTAGAAAACCTGCAATAAGAAAACTATACAGAATAGGCAGAGGTGAACAAGGCGTATTACTAGTCAGGCCATATACGAATATCATATGTCGTAGTTGGCGATTTAAAACACCACATATAGCAAAACAAAGTGCAGAAAAAATCTATTTTATGTATAGAGGTTTCCGTGCATTAAAAGATTTCATAGGTATGGATATGTGCCGTAAGTTTTTAGAGATGGGATTTACAAGGGCAAGACGATATGCGAATCATAGAGATGGCAAGAAATACAAAGACGGCAAGATATTACCACAAGAGAAAGACGCCATGACTTGTGATAAGGCAAAATCTGCTAGTATATTTAAGACTTTTAGAGATAGGGTCACAAAAGATAACATATACATAGAGATGAGAAAAAACTGGCGTGAGATAGAAAATGCAAATAGTAATATACAAGAACAAAAAAACAATGGTATTTAATTTCAAAAGAGAGCAGCTTGACGAAATACGCAAAATGTGTTATACTTTAGGTATTAAATATTATTGTATAAATTATCAAGGAGAAGACGAATGAGTGATTTTTTAAAAGACATTATAAAAGAAACAGGCAATGAATATGCAAGTCTAGTCGCTGACGGTATGACGGCAGGTGATGTAGATGGTTTTATAGACACAGGATCATACACACTAAATGCCCTATTATCAGGATCAATCTATGGTGGCCTACCATCAAATAAGATAACAGCAATCGCAGGCGAAGCTGCAACAGGTAAAACATTTTTTGCGTTGGGTATTGTAAAACATTTCCTTGATAAGAACAAAGACGCAGGTGTTATTTACTTTGAGTCAGAAAGTGCCTTAACAAAAGATTTAGTTGAAAGTCGTGGCATTGATAGTAAGAGAATGGTTGTAGTGCCAGTTGCTACGGTGCAAGAGTTTAGACATCAATCAATAAAAGTTATAGACAAATACCTAGAACAAGCTGAAGATAAAAGAAAACCTTTGATGTTTGTATTAGATAGTTTAGGTATGTTATCTACTACAAAAGAAATGGAAGATACTGCTGAAGGTAAAGAAACTAGAGATATGACTAGATCACAAATAGTCAAGGCTGCATTTAGAGTATTAACTTTAAAACTAGGTAAAGCAAAAGTGCCTATGATTATGACTAATCATACCTATGATGTAATTGGTTCTATGTTCCCACAAAAAGAAATGGGTGGTGGTAGTGGTTTAAAATACGCTGCTAGTAATATAGTTTATCTATCAAAAAGAAAAGAAAAAGATGGCAAAGAGATTATAGGTAATGTAATTCATTGTAAGAATTATAAATCAAGGTTGACAAAAGAAAATGCTATGATTGATGTAAGATTAACTTATGATAAAGGTTTAGATCAACACTATGGTCTATTAGACCTTGCAATCAAACATGGTGTATTTAAGTCTGTATCAACAAGGGTAGAATTACCTGACGGATCAAAACAATATGCTAAAACTATCAATAATGAACCTACTAAATTCTATACTAAAGAGGTTCTCGCTAAGATTGACGAGGCAGCCAAAAGAGAGTTCCTCTATGGCGCAGAATAGATATGTATTCGCTCAACGAGATGTAGATGATTTCTCGTGTATAAAAATTGTAGAAGGTAATTACAAAGATGTAATTTACACCTATGGTAAGGTGCAGTTTGCAAGTGAAGAAAATGCTCAAGGCGAAATGCCTTTAAAATTTACCTATGATGTAAAAGAAAACCCTAACAATGTTGATACAACAAGTATTGATTTTAGAAATTACATAGGTGATATATTAGTAGAAGTGGTAGAAAAACAATTACAAGATGGCACAATCAGATTTAACAAGTAAGTATATAAGAACATACGATAATGTGATGACGGCAGATCAATGCCAACACTTGATTGATAAGTTTGAAGACTCATCATCACAATGGGTTAAAACAGAATTAGAAAATCATAGATCATTTACAGAAATAAATGTATCTATGCATGAAGACTGGAAAGAATATACACAAACAATCTTTACAAAGCTTCGTGGAGTATTGACGAATTATATAAAAGATGTTAATATAGATAGAATAAAACAATGGCCAGAAAAGTTTGGCTTTGAACAGATAAGATTTAAGAAGTATGAACCAGACACAGACGAATTTAAAACCCATGTGGATGTTACCGACTATAATAGTGCAAGAAGATTTTTAGTTTTTTTTATGTATTTGAATAATAACGACAAAGGCGAAACAACATTTCCTGATTATGATGTATCAGTAAAACCTGAAACAGGTAAAGTGTTAGTGTTTCCACCTTTGTGGACTTATAAACATACAGGAGAAAAACCAACAATCAAACCAAAATATATTATAGGAAGTTATCTACATTATGTCTGATCAATTTGAAAAAACATTATTATCTAATCTAATCCATAACGAAGACTTTACTCGTAGAACAATACCTTTTATCAAAGAAGATTTTTTTAGAAATAGAGATGAGGTTACTCTATTCAATATCATAAATGCTTTTGTTGTTAAGTATAACAATCTACCAACAAAAGAAGCAATTGCTATTGAGTTATCTAATAACAAGACACTTACAGAAACAGAATATAATAATACAAAAGATTTATTAAATAGTTTAATTGATGAACCTGTTGAACAACAATGGCTGTTAGATACAACAGAAAAATGGTGTAAAGATCGTGCTGTGTATAATGCAGTATTGCATGGTATAAAGATCATTGATGGTAAAGATAAGAAACATACACCAGAGGCAATACCAAGTATATTATCAGAGGCACTAGGCGTTTCGTTTGATAGACATATCGGGCATGATTATATTGCTCAATCAGATGAACGATTTGATTATTACCATAGAGTAGAAGAACGATTAAAATTTGATCTATCATATTTCAATAGAATTACAAAAGGTGGTCTGCCACCTAAAACTTTAAATGTTGCTCTTGCAGGCACAGGTGTAGGTAAGTCTTTGTTTATGTGCCATCTTGCAAGTAGTGTTATATCACAAGGTAAGAATGTATTGTATATAACTTTAGAAATGGCTGAAGAGCGTATCGCTGAAAGAATTGACGCCAACTTATTAGATGTAACTATTGATGATTTACACTCAATGCCTAAACAATTATATGATGACAAGATGAATAAATTAAGAGGTAAAACTGCTGGTAAATTAATTATCAAAGAATATCCAACTGCCTCTGCTCATAGTGGCCATTTTAAATCATTGATAAATGAATTAGCATTAAAAAAAAGTTTTAAACCAGATGTAGTCTTCATTGACTATTTAAATATATGTGCCTCTAGTAGATTTAAAGGTGGTAATATATCATCTTATTTTTATATCAAAGCAATCGCAGAAGAATTACGAGGTCTTGCTGTTGAATTTAAATTACCTATATTCACAGCAACTCAAACAACAAGAAGTGGTTTCGTATCTACTGATATTGGATTAGAAGATACTTCTGAAAGTTTTGGTCTACCTGCTACTGCTGATTTTATGTTTGCATTAATGACTAGTGAAGAACTAGACCAATTAAATCAAATGAAAGTTAAACAACTTAAAAACAGATATAGTGATCCTGCAATCAATCGTTCTTTTATAATCGGCGTTGATAGAAGTAAAATGAGATTGTATGATGTAGAACAAAAAGCACAAAACATAGTAGACGCCAATCAGGAGAAAGAAGTTGAAGTTGACCCATACGATAAGTTTTCTGACTTCAAAGTTTAAATTTATGCCTCGTAAAAAAGCAATAAACAAAACAAGACAAGAAGGAACAAGACCATTAGAGAAAGGTGAAAAACTACACTACACTAAATCTATGGTAAAGAAGAGAGGTAAGATATACTGGAGGGTTATAGAAAAACCTACTGGTACTATTATCAAAGATTACTTCTTTGAAAAAGACGCAAGAGCACTTGTTAGATTTCAAAACAAACATAGAGTTTGGGAAGTCAATGGTGGTATTCCTCACTTTCTTTGTTCTTACAAAGATTAATAAATATTGTCAGTATATCTTGGGAGAATTAAATGGCAACATTAGGAAAAAACGATTTTATTAGAGACGGCAAAGCGTATGTCTCAAAGAATGGTAAGTACGCAGGCAAGACTAGATTTGCTATATGTGAACTTATGATAAAGAATAAGGAACGATTTGTAGAAGGTAGGACTTCTTCTGGTCGTAAACTTACAGGTATATCAATAGAAGGTAAACCTAATACCTATCCTTTCTCAATCGTTTGTAAATCAGATACAGGAAATAAAACAGAAGTTATTCCTATTACGAAGATATATAAATCGCCACTCTTCGGAGGAGGTGGTGGTTCTGGTGGTGGTGCAGCTGTGACCGCAGTTACCGAGAGTGGTCAATGTTATTATTGTTCACTTGCCTTTAATGTTAAAAGAGGACCTATTACTTCTGCTGATATTACAGATAAGAATATGGAAAAGGCTTCAAGGTATGTACAAGCAACCGTAGGATACAAAGCATTTAAAGATAGATGTCCTGAAGATTGGTTACAATCTGATACATTTATTAAAAGTGCAAATGCAGTATATCTAAAATATAAAAACAAAGTGCAAGGTGCAGTATACTTTCATAGAGGTAGTCCTTTTATGGCAAAAGTATATGCAGCCAAAAAAGAAGTTGCGAGAATGGATAAAGCACAAGCACAAAAAGATGGTAAAATGCCACAGGCACCAGGTTCGTTTTCAGATGATAAATGGAATCCTGGTGATATATGGATGACAACAATGAGTCCTGCGAGTGATCCATTAAAAGAATTTACAGAAGATTGGTCTGTTATTAATCAAGCAGTATTAAATAAAGCAGGTCGTATGAGAAGTCCTAAAACATTTTTATTAGGTATCTCACTAAAGAAATTAGGTAATACGGTTACACTAAAAGAATTTAATCAACCTACTAGAACAAAAGAAATAACACATACCTTTAAAGGTTTTACTTTTGGAAGAAACAATGACTTCTTTTCTAGTGTTGATATGTATTTTAAAATAGGTACAGGTGAAGTACAATTTAGAGCATTTAATTCTACTTCAAGTTGGCAAGGAGAAATTAAAGGTATAGCTGCTGCTGGTGGTAAGATTGGTGGTGGTAATCTAAACTTCTATTGTGAGAAACATATGAGACGAAGTATAGGTGGTGGTTTTAAAGGTAAAGGTTGGAGAGAAACACCTAGTAATCAAGTGAAGTTAAACGATATGTATGTTTTATATAAAAAATATGCAAAGAATCCTGTTGATGTAAAAACATTTATTGCAAAATGTTTAGAACTTAAAGGTGGTTTTATCTTCTCAAAGAATATGTGTCTACTATTTTTAGACACTTTTATGTCTGGCACAGGTGCTCAAAGAAACGCTATTGCTACTGATATAATCAGATATGCAAGTAGTAATACTGATTTATCTAGTTTCTTTGTAAAAGTGTCATAGTCTTATAAATATAAGAGACGAAGTGAGTATTATATTGATGGATAGTTTATTTGTATATGGAAAAAATGAAGGACAAAAATGTTTAGTTTTAAAGGATATTCAAG